CGGGACTGACGAACACTCTTAGCATGTTCAGCATCCTTCTGAGCCTTATAAGCAGTCTCATGTTCAGCAGCAGTAGTAGTTACACCATCAACAGTAGTATCTACAAAGACAGGGCCAAGGATGTGTTTTGTGTACCACTTACCATCAATCTGCTCGACACCAGAGGCTTGAGAGTATTGGTAAACAGTACCACCAGTAGCTTGTGGGCCTTCAAAGACTACATCAGCACCCAAAGCAGTTAAGACTTCAGTTGTTGTTGTCTCCCATGATGGGCCACCATTGGCTTTTGTGTATGCACGAAATTCTGCTTCGTACATGACTTGTCCTGTTTGTGCGATTCGTATTTGCATTGTGTTCCTTTTAAGCAATAGCTAAGAAGATGTAGCTGACTCCGTTGCTGTTAGCCAAGTTGCCACCAGCGTTGCTCAGTTCAAACCCTGTTGAAGCAGTGTCAACCCAATCGGTGTTGGTGACTTCAGCAGACGCATATGGGCTGTTTAACCACAAATATGGGTCGTTCCCTGACACGATGCCTCGTGCAGTGTCCCAAACGTACCAATTACCCGTGGTGCTGGAGGCTTTAATAAGCACAAACCTAGCACCACCTGTGAACCCACAGTTGATGGTTTGAGTTGAACCAGTGCCTGTGTATGAGCCTACTTTGGAAACACCTGCACAAGTGGCAAATAGGTAGGCAACATGAGTTCCACCTGATTGGCTTAGATAACTACCCACAGTAAACTGGGTTGATGTTGGCGTTGTATCGTTCCAAATGTTAATCCAATAGTCTACCGCTGTTGTGTCGTTTAAAGCCAAATATCCACCATTTCCAATAAACGATGCGTAAACAAACCAAGACCCCGCTGTTGCTGAATCTCTACGTTTAACAATCATCATCTCAGGCACAACAGTTAAGTTATGCGTCAAGGCTTGAGCACTTCCCGTCCCTGTATAGCAACAAACATCAAAGAAGCTAGGGGCACGTTTAAACTGCCAGCCAACATAAGTTCTTCCTGTGTAGTTTAGCGTGTAATTTCCTAGGGTAATTCCATCTTGTTGAGCAAATGAATATTGCCCGTAACCGGGGCTGTTTGTGGTTTCGCTGGCTGTTAAACTTGATACAAGAAGCAAGCCACCAACAGTGTCTGTACCTCGTAAACGATCGTAAAAATAGTTTTGATTAAAGCCGGGATTACGTTCTGAGCCAATAAACAGATCTGTTGGTGAACCAATTCCAGCAATACTACGAGTTGCTGATTGTGTTGTTGTATTTCCAGACCATATTTCTGCGTCAAACACACTAGTCCCACTCGTAGGCACTTTCATCGGGCCTCTGCGAATGGCTATGTAGATGTAGGTAAAAGATGGAGAAGCACCATTGATAGAAAAACCAGTTGCATTTGGAACAACAACGCCAGCATCTGCCTGTTCTGCGTCAGACAAATTTGGTTTTAATACAGGCTCTCCAGTAGGTGCGGTTACTGGCATACCACGCATTGAATCAACAAGTCGCCAGTTGTCCGCTACATCTGTTGTTTTGTATAAAACCCATTGAGGCTCGTACCCAAGGCTGACTTGAGATACATTTCCACTTCCGTTAGTCGTAAACGACCCACACGAAATCACATTGTCTGTACCAGTTAGGCCAAAGCCTCCTGCGTCATGGGCGAATAGGTAGGCTACGTAAGTGCCACCAGAAGCGTTGACGTTTGCGCTAGTACCAATAGAAAATACAGTTGACGTAGGGGTTGTGCTATTCCACAAAGCTCCGCTATCACTGGCTACAGCACTTGTTAAATTTAATGATACAAATTCTGTATTGCTCAAACTTCTATGGTAAACCCGCCAATCACCTGTAGAGTCTGTGCGCTTGACAATAATGCAAGCTGGCACACTTCCTAGTGAATGAGAAATTGTTCTATTAGCACCTGAGCCTGTCCAAGTTTGAATATCAAAGAACTTTGGTGCTTTTGCTATAGACCATGAAACTTGAGGGTAAGTATTAAAGTTAACACTCGATTGAGTACCTATTGAGAAACCTGTTGTGTCAAACGAAGTCAATGTTCCCGCTGTTGTAACTTCAGCATCAGTTAAATTTGAAAATAATCTTTTTGTTGCACCACGAGCAGTATCAAATAACTGATGGTCAGACCCTGCAAATGTTCTGTTTTTAATCCAAACCAGCCCACCCTTAGTAGCTAAATCAATTCCATTTTCAATAGAACGTGCAGTAGCATTGCCTGTGTAAAGGTATGTGCTAAAACATGACTCTATATAGTTTGGCTCGGCAACAACACCTCCTCCGAATCCATCGTAGGATGCAGCCCCACTCGTAGCTTGTAACGGCATTGTTATTCCTTATCTTTACAGTTATCAAAGTGCCAACGCTTTGCAACATTGACAGCGATAGATTTTTGGCAATGAGGACAATCAACTTTAAGTTTTGGCAAACCCTTGCGCATTGCACTCATTTTAGCTTTTGATTCTTCAGATTGCTTACGCCCTTTCATTGGACTAGGGCGACCTAATAATGCTTCAGAAGTCTTACGCTTTGTTTCTTCAGATGGCCTATAAGCTGTAGTCAATCTGGCTTTGGCGATGTTTGCTCGACCTTCTTCAGACTTAGGTTTTCGCATCTTTTGTTTTGTTTCTTCAGAAACTATGCGACCTTTAAACAACTCAGATACATACTTTAAATGTTCTTCAGTATGCTTGTAACCTTTAGCACCATCACCACCATCTGTCATATTGGTCAATGGTATGCCAATATCACGCATTTCAGCAATTAACAAACACTCAAAATCAATAGCCTGTGCATCTGAAACATTTTCTTCAACTTTGGTAATGATTGGTTGTATACCAAGTGACATAAGTTTACGAATCTTATTTAGCTTCTTTGACTTGCGCTTAGTGTAATACTTAGCCTCATCTAAATGAAACTCGCAACGCTTACCATGCCCCTTACCAACGTAAAAGGGCATCCCATTTCTAGGGTCAGTCAGCGTGTAAACGTAGGCGGTGTTCATTAAGCCTTAAATTGTGTGTTGCTTGCCAAGACTGTAAATGTTGCACTACCTGTTTTTATCAAAAGATAGCGGTAACTGTCTATTCCACTAGCATTTCCAGCAGTAGGCGCACCACCTAACCAACGTGTAGTCACACCAGATGTAGTGCCATCAACTTGCACAGCAGAATTGTAGTAAGCAGTAGAGCCTTGAGTAACCAAGAAAGCCACAGTCATTGATTGACCTGTACTCATCAAAGTATTCAATGATGTACCGCTAGAGCCTCTGAAATTAACAGTCCAGTTAGCACTTGCGTTGCTTGTGTAGTACAGAACAGACTGAGTTGTAATGTCGTAAGCAATCGTGCCAGTAGCCGCAGTAGCTGATACTGTTGCTACTTCTGCTGCATCGTTTAAGACAATGGCGGTAGCAGATGAAGTTCCTGAGAATGTCTGTGTAGCCGTGAATGTCTGGGCAGAGTTTGTAACTGCCGTATTAGCGTTATAGGCTTGTACGTTAGTACCGATTGCCAAACCTAAGTTAGTCCGAGCAGTAGCAGTATTAGATACATCAGATAGGTTGTTAGTATTAACTAAGAAACCACCTGCGGTAAAAGCCGCTTGTGACCAAGCCGATCCTGTCCACACATAAAGAGTGCTTACTGTTGTATTCCAGTACAAAGCACCCGTTAGGAGAGCATTGCCATCATTATCTACAGAAGGAGCAGAAGACTTAGAACCTAAGTATCTGTCATCAAAAGCATCGTATGAGGCTGCCGCATTGGTTTCGCTAGTAGCCGCATTGCTTGCACTTGTAGAAGCATTAGAAGCACTTGTAGATGCGTTTGAAGCACTTGTAGCCGCATTAGAAGCAGAAGTAGCCGCAGCAGTAGTTGAACCAAAAATCGAATCTATTTCAGTTTTGGTATAAGCATTTGTAATGTTATAGCCACCAATAGTCGTAGGATTCGTTCCTGCCGTTGCACGACCATAAGCATCAAAAGTCACAGATTGGTAAGTGCCTGGCGTTACACCAGAAGTAGCCAAATCAATGTTGTCCGAATTGACAACAATACGACCTGAAGATGCAGTTCCTACATTGAGAGTGTTACCTGTCTTTGTAAGACCATCACCCGCAGTAATCTGACCCGCACCTGAGAACTGCGCCCATGTGATAGATGTGCTTCCCAATGTCCCACCTGCATCAATCGTGCAGATAAAACCAGAGTCAGCGTTAGTTGTGCCTTTTTCAACAAAGGTAAAAGCCGCCACCAACTCAGCATAAGTGTCAGCATCTGTTGTGCGAGTCCAAGAACCAGAAGCACACAAATAAATACCATTTTGTGAGGCAGTAGATTGGTCTTTAACCAAGACCCGATCACCAGCAACAATCGAGATGCCATCAATGGTTTGTGCGCCAGACAAAGTGATGTTTGCAGTAGTAGCTGCAACCACAGAGGCTTTTGCATCAATACCTTGGGCTAGTGCATCCACATAACCCTTGGTAGCCGCATCAGAATCGTTTGTAGGGCTTGCCAAACCAGTAATGGTTGCCGATGTACTGCTATCCATGTCCAATGAGCCAGAGATGGTCACATTGTTGAATGTAGAAGTGCCAGAAGCCGCAGTGACATTGCCTGTCAGGTTGCCCGTTACGTTGCCTGTGACGTTGCCTGTAACTGCACCCGTTACATTGCCTGTTACGTTACCTGTGACCGCACCTGTCAATGGGCCACTAAAGCCTGTATTTGCCGTGATGTTTGTGCCAGTAATAGCAAGTGGAGATGAACCACCAATTACCGCACCATTGATTGTTCCCGCACTAATAGCGGCAGAAGCAATCGTAGCGGCTGTGCTAACAGTAAGGTTAGTAAATGTTCCCGCTGCGGCAGTAGTTCCACCAATCACAGCACCATTGATCGTTCCACCAGTAATCGTGGCAGATGAGTTATCTGTCTTTGTTGCTATAGCAGTAGCAATATTATTGAACTCTGTATCAATCTCAGTACCCTTAACAATTTTTAGAGGATTGCCAGGCGAGAGATTATCTTTGGTTGCAAAGTTAGTGGATTTTGAATAATTAGACATGGTTTATCCTATCTTGCCTTCTTTGGCTTGAAGTTCAATTTTCTGAATTGACAACTGAGTGCCATTGATAGTGGCTTCGTAACCAGTTTGTACGATTTTACCCGCACTAGACGCATTACTTGTTAATGCTTTAATTGGTATACCGCTTGAGTAGTCTGCAACCGCATATTCACCAACCCCATACTCGAAATAGCCTTGAGGTGGAATAAAGACGTTCTCTGACTGATAAGCACCCGAATAATCAAAAGCCCACTTGATTGTGAGGAACTGGTTAGAACCACCGATCACCACGGCAGTAATAGACTTCAGAATGGAAATCTGATTAGGATTGCCTAAGTCAGCATTGTTTGTGTAGTACAGGAATCGATAAGTAGAAGCATCATCAAGATAACCACCATACTTACCAATGTAGCCGTTCTTGCCAATGTATAAATCACCATTTCGCAACGATCTTAGTGCAGTTGGTGAAATACTATCCCATTTGGTTACACGGGAAGCACCATCTTGCAGAGATTGTTTGGTATCAAAGCAGTAGACTTGCAAAGTAGCTGGCAGAACAAGCAGATAAAAAGCATTCTTCTCTGAATAAACAGACTTGACGTTTGCTAGTGTTTCTCCAGACAAGGAAGATTCCAAATCAAATCGAACATTCTTAGAAAGGTCTCGCAATGGAGCAGACTTCTCTTGAATTGTCCTCATCAATGAGCGAACACCTGAGTCTGACAAGAAAACAACATCAGTACCAATACTTTGAATGGTATCTCTAGCGATACATCCAATAGAGCCTACTGTGTCGCTCAGAACAAGTGATGCGGGAGTAGAAGCACCAGAGTAAACAAGAATCTGCTTCTTACCAAAGATAAACAAGAAATCATTGTGAGCTGCCAAGCCCATGACTTCATCAGCACCATTAGGCCATACACGAGATACATCCAATGAGCCTGAAGTGCCACCACCCCATACATGACCTGCAATCAGATCAGAAAAGGTAACAGTTACTTTGTCAGTAGATGTATTAGCTACCCACAAGCGACCAAAAGCTGAAATAGCAATGTTGGCTTGAGGAACTGTAGCTACATAACCAGACTTCTCTGACACTCTGCGATAAGTAGTTGTACTTACTGCGGGGTCATAAATGAGAGGATCGTGACCAGTTTGGAAGAAGTATGCAATGCCATTCAAAGATGCACACTGCCAATTACTTGCTGAAATAGTAGGAGCAGAACCGCCACCACCATAGGTCAACTCAGTCACCGCATTAGCAGTACCAAGTTTAAATATCTTGTTGTTTCCAGCAAACAGAACTGTCAAAGTCCCATCGTTTTGAACTAACTCATGGATAACACCAACATCGTTAGCACCCAAAGCACCAGAGGAAGAGTTAACCCTTGACCAACCTTTTCTAGCACCAATACGACCATACTGATCCAAGATGCAGTTAGTTGCAACCAAAGCAAAACCAGCCCCTAAATCAAGGGGAGAATCTTCAGTATTCAGGCCATAAAAGCCTGGTGCTGAGAGACTGTAACTTTGGAGTGCTGATGCCATTAGACCGCCACAAAGTTGTCTTCGGGATAACGAGTGCTTTCCAATGCAATAGCATCAGAGAGCATTCCTCTAAACAAAGCATAAGCCTCATTAGAGTTAGTTCCACCATCTTCACCACGCTCAATCAAAGCACGAGAATAAGCACTTTGAGCAACCAAATAATCTAAGACTTTTACAGATGTGCCATCAGCAGACAGATTAGCCTGTGGGACAGTTACATCAAACTTCAATGTATATACGCCATCAGGAACTGGGAACAAATCAATCTTTGTGTCGCCATTGCCATCTACACCACTAAAGCAAAACTCTGAGGGAATAGACTGTGAAGGTGTACCAAAGTTGAGCTTGCGGTTCATGTCCGCAACAGTAGTGTTATCTAAAGTAATAACACTTGTGGTATTGATAGCATCGTTAACACGAAACTTCTGACCAACACCAGTTAAAGCATAGGAGCTTGTGCCAGAAGCAGTAGTAACTGTAATTGTTTGAGATAAGACATTCCATGAATAAGCATCTTCAATCTGACGCTTACCATCATTGACAAACTTGCCAATCAAAGCAGAATAGGCGGTTTCGCCAACAGTAGATACTGTGCTTTCACGCAAGCGAACTAACACATCGTTAACAAGTTCTAAATAGGTCATGTTCGTTGCGCTCCTGATACTTCAAATGTGGCAATAAAACTGAATGTACTTGCACTTTGAGTAGTAATTTGAATTCTATCGCCTTCTTCTAAAACGATATAAGCATTGCCATCAAACTGAAGGTATTGCTTAGATGTAAAGTCGTAATTAGTAAGAATATCCAAGGTTGTGGCAGCACTTGCGTCATACCATTGAACAGTAATGTGCTTAGTCGAACCACCAGTATTGTGAATGTACATCACAGTAAACTTGGCGTAATAACCCGTAGGAACTGTATAAACAGTTGTCAGCGTTGCGGCTGTTGGGTTAATTCCGACAGATACTGGTCTCACTTCATATTCCTCTTAGAGATCGCTTTGGCTTTAGCTTTAGCGTCTTCCTTGGATGTTGCGCCCCAAGCTCTAAGAGAAAGTAAAAGTCGGGTAGGCTTTCCATCTTTCATCTCAGCGCCAGGCATATTGCCCATTCGTGCTAAAAAGGATGCCCTACGAGGGTTATCTCCCGACTTAACTGGTGGTTTTAAATTGCCACCTGTTTCTGCATTATACGATGCTCTGCCTTTAGCATTCAAGCCCCCTTTGGGGTTTTGATGCGCTTTTAAGGTCATTTCTTTTTAGCAGTCTTCGCTGCTTGCTTAAATGACGCCTCAGTAGGTGCGCCTTTAGAACCAACCTTACGCATCTTTTCCTTAGAACCCGCTTTGATGCGTTCTTGTTTGGCATTGATGTTAGCGTAGAGACCTTGTTTCATTTCTTACCCTTTGGTTTAGACATACCTGCTTCGGATAAAGCAATAGCCACAGCCTGTTTTGGATTAGTAACGACCTTTTTATTGGTAGTCAACTTGCCCTTACCAAACTCAGTCATTACCTTGCTGATCTTCTTTTGGGCTTTAGTTTTCATATCAATACATGATCTTTGCGATGATTGTTCCAGATGTATACGCTGTGCAATTGGCTCTCAAATACTTAGGAGCATTAGCCAAAGTAACAAAGCCGTCAGCCGTTAAAGCAGTGCCAACAGTGCTAAATGTTGTGCCATCAAGACTACCTTGAAGGGCAACAGTAGCAGTTGTGATACCTGTAACGTGTAGAATTGCTGGCATACCAGCATCTACCTGAACAGCCTTAGAAGCACCTGTAGCAGTAACAGAGCTAAGAAGGGTAACGGGAGAAGTTAAAGAAGACATTATTTACCCCTTGTGGATTTTTTCATCATATTGGTAGCAGTACGACCACCACGAGTAGGCATAGCTTTAGGCTTACCAATAGCAATCATTACAGTAACGGGCATAGATTTCTTCTTGCCATACTCTTTGGCTTCTTTCTCGCCTTTTTCTGTGTATGGGAATTTCTTGTTTCCAACTTGTGGCATATAAATCCTTATCGAACTAGCTTGGTTGCAATGAAAGAAATGATACCGCCAACAACAGAGGCGATTGCCATTCCAACGAAAAAGCCACCTTTAGACTTGTTTGCCATTTCTAAAAGCGTTTTAATATCTTGGCGAAGTGCATGGACTTCATTCTGTAAAGCCTCAACTTGAGCTTCCAACTTACCAAATTCTCTTGGATCAATTTCCGACATTTTCAACCTCTTTCCTTGGTCTGCCCAACTTAGGTTTGTCTTCAACTTTCTTTGGAGTTTCCTCAACAAGGACGTATCCTTCGTGACCTTTCATGCTATCAATATCATGTTGATAGGTGAAAGTAACTGTGTTTCCCGACTTTAGACAACGAAAAGTAGCCATAAAAACTCCAAAAAAAGGGGGGTATTAGCCCCCTTTAATTAAACTGCACGACCAATGATCAAGGTCAATGTAGTTGATGCCAAGTCTACAGAACTGCCTGTAGGGTTGTAAGTTACGATAGTAACTGTATCAGCGGCTGAAACATAGGCTCTGCGAACCAAACCTGCCTCAGAAACGCCAACAGACATACCGATAACCATATCGCCTAGCTTTACGCCTGGTACTGTAACTGTATCTGTAGCGGTTGCAGTAGTAGATACTGATCCGCTATCAAGAGTGCATGAAACGTCCCAAGTGTCTGTAAACAAACCACGGAACTGGTCATTGCCCCTGCGGGAAACGACTGCTGTTGCTGCTGCCATAATAAATCTCCTTGATGTAAAAAATCCCCCCACCGATTAAGGCGAGGGGAAAAGGCAACTATTAGGCTGGAACTGCTAACGCAAATGCGCTAGAAGACAAAGCTGCACCAGTTGTGGCGGCTGTACGCATTGCTTTCACACCATAAAGTGTGTCAGATGTGAACAAGGTAGCCAAGTAGTCTTGTTTGTACTGAGTTTGTGAGCGGATGCCCATTTGCTCAACCAAGACCATAGAGTCTTTGTGACCCATCAAGCAGATACGATCTGTTGTGGAGTTACCAGCAGCAGTATCAGCATTGCTTGTTGTGAACACGGGGATACCATACAGTTGACCGATTTCACCATTACGGATTGCATTGCCATTACCCACAAAAGCCTGCTCGGTGTAACGGGCAAGACCCATCAACGTATTGCGGCTTGAAGGAGGAATGATAAAGAAGCGACCATCCATAGGAGTGTCGTTGTCATCCAAACGCTGAATAGTGCGACGAATAGCAGCGTCAGTCAATGCAGAAGCATTGGAAGATGTGCTGTTATAAACAGTAGTACCATCACCGCCAACAAAGGCTTTGGTGGATGTATTGCTTGTCGCATAGTCGTTAGTACCGACAGTAGCACCATTGAATGCACGACCCAATTGGATCAAGCTAGTGTCTACTTGCTTGGCAAGCGCATAGCCAGCGTCAGCAGTGTAGAACTGGCGCAAGCTGTTCAGGGCTTGTGCTTCAACGATGTCCTCAATGAAACGTGAATACTCAAAGTGTTGGTTAATGTTAACCAAAACTTCTGTCTCAGTGTCGGCAATCAATGTAACGGCAGTAGATGCCGCTTTTGCTGTAGCTGAACCACGGGTAGGAGCTGGAATGTGAACAGTGTCACCTTTCTTGCCCTTGAAGTTCATCTTCATTACGATGTTAGCCAAAACAAGGTTTTTCTTGTAAGCGGCTACGATTTCGTCAGACCAGATTTCTGGAATGAACGTTGCTGCGGTGGTTACTGTTACCGCTGGTGTTGGATATGCCATGATTAAATCTCCTAAAACAAATTTTAACGAACCCGTTTCTCTATGTACGCTTGCATGATTTCATCACTAAGCGCTGCATAACGATCTGGGTCTCTCAACTGAAGCTGAATAAGGTCAGCCCTTCGATATACCTTCTTTGATGATTCACCAGAACCACCTACATCAACACCTACTGCCTTTAAGTTCTGCTTGCGAGTTACCTCACCCTCATCACTTACTTGCTTACTTTTTACAGTGCGTAGCTGTTTATAGGTAGATAGCAATTCATTGGCTGAGTCGTAATCGTATCCAGAATCGGCTTGCTCAAAGATTTTAATGCGAATAGGGCTAGACTTCACCCAATTTGCAAAGTCCTGATCTTTAGCAATTTCGCCAAAGTCGGGATGTTCTTGCGCTAACCTTTGCTGAATTTGCGCCCTTTTCATCTCTTGCGTAACTTGACGTGCCGCTAGGATGTCAGGGTGATTATCAACAGTCCTTTGAACTGCCTTCTGTGGATTCTCAAAGAAATCTACTTCAGGCTCATCCTGTCTAGTCTGTTGCTGTCGTGAACCAAGGTTCTGTTTGATAAGTTCATCGGCTAACTTTCTGACCTCGCCTACTTCCTGCGCTTGCTTTCCAATTAGCTTTTCAGCCTCTTGGTGCATCTTCACAATCTCGTCTAAACTTTTATCCCTGTATTTCTCAGGAAGTTCAGCCTTTTGCTCGATCTTCTGTTGTTCAATCTCTAACTCGCCAAACTCTTCTTTTTCATCATCAACTAACATACTTATTTCCTTTTCCTGCCGTCAATCGGTTGTAGGAGATTCAACTCGGCATAATTGCTTATGAGTTGAGTTTGCGTTCACTCTTCAACTTATCGGTATGACTCTTATCAAACTTCCCGTGGGCAGTAGGAAAAGAGCCAGACCAACCTTCTAGTCGAAAAGCTGGCGCTGATAAAATGCGATGAGTTTCCTCACCACAATCACACACAAGACTTGTTGTCTCATAAACAACAAATCTCTCTGTCTTATGCCCGTTTATACAGGCAAATTCATACATTCTTCTCATTTAAGTCCTCAAATGCTCTTTCGCTGACTTGTTTCAAGTTTTTCAGCCAAATAAGTATAGATAACTCGCCTTTTCTGAATTGTAAACTTTTTTCGTCTGCAATTGTTGAGATATTATTTAAAGGCTCTATCATTTTGTCAACATCTTCCATTAAATCTATCCACCCTTGAGTGGACATCATGGAAAATCTCTCTTCGTAGTACTTCTGAAGTTCTGGATTCATTGTCTAGTCATCTGTTTTTCAACAATCTTAGCCTTATTCTGAATATCAGCTTCTTTAAGCATCAATTCAGCAACTTTGACACGCTTATCAAACTCTCGTGAAGCCAAAGCGTCATCAGTAGGCAGGTTTTTGGTATTAGCCGCCATACTCTTTGCTTGCAACTCAATAGGCATCAATTGCGCTTCAGTCAATAACTTTTGCGCTTCAGCCTTATTCTGCTCTGCCTGTGTAGTTTGGACAGCAATCTGTGCTTGAGCCAGTTGCATAGCCAATTGTTGTTGCATCTGAGCCGCTTGTTGAGCCTGTGGATCAGCAGTAGCCATCTTGTCTAGCATCTCGATCAACTCAAATCTGTTTGACAGAGAAGAATTAGCCATGATGCCCTTCAAAATGATAGGCAAAACAGGTGTATTAGGGCCAAGAGTCTGCAAAAGGGCAATGAACTGTTGTTGCTCATGCTCTCTAGCAATGATTCCGAGTGCTGCCGTAGGAATGAACTTCATGTCCACAGTAGGGTAACGCTCTGGATCGAACTGCATATAGCGGTAAGCGGCTTTGGTGATGAAGGGGATCATAAAATCCTCTTGGAAGTTCACCAATGTACGCTTGTATTTCTTGATAATCGAGGCAGTAGCCATCGAAATACCGCCCTGACCCGCATCTCTGGAGACAGCAGTAACCATTCCCTGAGAATCAAGAGTGCCTGTTGCCATCAAAAGCATACGTTCAAACTCTTTGGCAGTTGTCAGGTTAGAACCATCAGTATTACCGAACTTGAACGGGAACAGAATCTCATTGGGATTGCCGTTTGTCAGGATAGCTTTACCTGGCTTTACTTCAAACTTAGCACCACGTGGTAGACGGGTAGCATCCATAGCCATCATTGGGCTAGTTGTGAGAGCTAGTGAATCTAAGTGTGAACGAACTTGGGCATCTATGGCTTTTTGTGAGTTATAAGCCTTCTCAACAGTACCACGACCCAACAAGCGATTAGGAACTGTATCGTCTTGATAAGCAAGGATTGGGCGATCCTTCATCATGTATGGGTTCTTTTCTGCCTTCAGAAGAGTCCCATCATTGGCGATAACGACAATAGCCTCAACCAGATCAGAATACTCATCCTGAATACTGTTTTCAGGGAATAAGTCTTCTACTTCGCCATTCTCTTCGTTCTCTAGTTGCTCAAGATACTCTCTAGGAACTAAGCCATAGTAGGTCAAAAGTTTAACTTTATCGTCTTCGTACTGGGAGACTTCTTGTGTAGGCTCTAAGTCTGTGTCCATCGAGTCAGTGCCGACCTTTACCTTGCGGTAGATGCCTTCTTCTTGACCTTTTACGATCTTGTGGATGGAGACATACTTCTCGATAGCCACACCCATACAGTCATCAATAGATGTTCCATTAGGGTCAAACAGGAAGTTACGGGGGTTAACAGGAACAATCTTGACTGCAATGCGGTCTTGTTCTACGACACCGATAGCGGCTTGTCCCATTTGACCAGGTATTGCTTGAGTAGCGGGGACAAAGACTTTCTCTGTTTTGACAACAATCTCACCGATGCCCGTACCATAGATTTCAGCAAGTAACTCAATCTGGTCAATAGACTTGCGAATCTTATCGACTTTGAAGTCTTCCATGAGTTGTGCTTTGATGGCAGCAACATCTAAGGGGCTACCATTGACATCACGAATATCGTCTTGAATGTCAAAGAACTCACCCTGACCAAAGATAGCTTCCATGATTTCGGCATGGCGGGTTTCTACGGCTTGTTGGGTAGCGGGGGTAACAATACGGCTACGCTCTGACTCACGGGTTTTATCTTGGGCATCCCATTCACCATTGAAGATGCGCTCGTACTCTAGCCAATCGGTTAGGCAATTGACATCTCTCCAATCCCTCCACCTGTCACAATGGTTGACAACAAAGTTAACTATCTCTTTGTCTGAGTCGCTAGGTTCTTGGAATTCCATTCTTATACCCCACTAATAATATCTACAGGTTGCCAATCCTCGCTATCATCTTCTTCCATGTAAGATGTAACAGCCAGTTGGTCAATGTAACTGAGGGAGTCAGGTAAGTCATCATGGACTCCTTGAGCAGGGAACAGGATTAACTGGTCTACAAACTCATCCCAATCTTCTTCCGAATTTAACACAATTCTGCCATGCTCGAACCTACCTTGTAAAGCCCAGATGATTCTGTCTGCTTTTTTTCTATTCCCGTGGGTCAAATCTATGATGTGAGCATAGGTGTTGTTCTTTCGCATCAAGTCCGACAAGTAGGGCAAAACAGCGTTCTTTAACGCCCCCCTCTCTATCCCCACACTCAAAGGGCGGTAGTCCCGAATAGCAATCAGTATCTTAGAGGCGGTTTCTCGGATGTCCCATCTTCCATGTTCAATCTTCTCAACAAACCACTTCCCATCGTCTGTTACCTTAACGATTGAGATGGCAGACTCGTCCAGACGCTTCTTAGAGTTGGCTGCTTGTTTGGCAACCTCCTCGAATCCTGCAAGGTCAACAGCGATGTAATAGCTTCCATGTTCAGGTTTAACCCCGTATTTGATCCACTCTTCCTTGAAGATATCCGAACCCGCATTGGTAAAGGAAGCCATAAACTCTTGCTTAAAAGCGAAAGAACTTAGGGTCTTTTTAGCGGAATCTATCTCTGCTTGGTCAATCAAGGGGTTATCAGCAGTGGTGAAGTGCCATGACTTCCAATCAGGATCATCTTCCGACTCGCCTAGTTTGAAGGTATCGTAGAACCAATTTCTACCTTTAGGAGTGCCGATGAAGAGCGCCCTCCCCCGTTTATCAGACAAACTGGCTCGAATGACTTGTTCCCATGCCTCGGGTTTAATATCGGCAACCTCATCAAGAACGGCATAGGTCAAACTAACGCCACGGAGCGTATCAGGTCTATCCGCACCACGAACGTATATCCTAGCCCCGTTTATCAGGGTAATGTCTAGATTATTCACATGGGAGGACTGAATAACCTCTCTGCCAAGGTCTAGCAACAAGTCCCAGATAATCTGTCTTGATTGTCCCATAGTGGGACTCACATAAAGAACCGCAGAGCCTTGTGGACACTTGAGTCCTTCTATCAGTAGGGTAACTGCCGCCATACGTGACTTACCGCACCTACGCCCAGCAGCCACAACCTTGAACCTTGTTTGGTCTTTGAATACCTCTTGTTGCCAAGGAAGTAGAGAGAAGTTCAGATCAGCCATACTTAGCCTCTACATCTTCAGGTTGTTCATCAATGATTGTCGGTTCTTGTCCTAGTCCTGTGATATTGATGGTTACGGCACTTCTCTGACTCTTGTCCTTTTCAAACAAAGAAACAGGAAGAGTCCTATCAAGACACATCTTGAGTGCTACCAACTGGTGAGGATGCTCATCATTAAGGGCTATCTCAATAACCTTCTGAGCCACATCCTTACCTCCAGACCTAATCATCAGCTCTTTAAGCTCCTTGAGACGTTGATGGTCTGTCTTAGGTAGTACTAGGGGTGGATTGTCAGCAAACCTCTGTATGGTCATCTTGACGCTTCCCTTTGGTCTTCCTCTTCCTCTTTTTTCCATTTTGTCCTCCTTGGAATGGATTAGTTCATTTTAGCTTTTTCTGAGGGTGGGATGCTCCACAAATATCTACACACAGACGCTACCCCCTCCCCCCCCATACATCTCCTAGGGTTTACCCTCATGTCTTTTTATACAGTACTGTCCAGGCATACAGATCAGGGTTTTCCCTACTGTACAAATAACCAGGTAAGCTGCAGATGCGAATGATTCTCATTAACGTTTCATGCAGTGAGAGAGAGTGATGCACCTTTTCAGGGTTACTTGAATCTAAACGAGAACTATTCTTATTTACTCTTCCCTTACTGTTTACCTTACCTTATCCCTTATTGATTCCTCTTCATTGGGGTTGTTGGTTGTTTACCGAGATTCCTAATGAATCCAAATCCATGTTCGGTCTAAACCCTTTGTTATAAGCCCATTGGTACAGGTCTAGAACGTTCTCAAAGCCCTTGGTTAAATCACCTTGACCCGCAGACAACAAAATGATTCTTTGAGGGTCTGTGAGGATTCTCAAGAAATTTCTAGTGTTAGGGCTTGAGGGTCTAGCCATTGTCCAAATATCCTAATAAATTGAATTAATTAATTATTGCATACTTTAATTCTAAGGGTAAATACTGATAGGGTTTTGGAGGGGTCTTATAAATCAACAACTTACGAGAGTTGGCACGAATCTTCCCTGCTATATATATGAGAGGGTAAGATTTTCTCTCTTTTCTTAATCTTTTTAATAGGTGTACACAATGACCAGATCAGAACAGTTTGCCATCCATGAATGGCTTTTCGACTACCCAAAAACTTTAAGCTTTGACGACATTCTTTATTTGTTGTTAGACCCAAAAGACACAAGCATTGTCCCTTATCCACAAGGCGAAGCAATGTCTAGACAAGATTTAGCCAACTACATTTCTGGAACACAAACTCACTTCGCATTCGTTACAGGGGAAACAGTATGAACGACAACCACAAAGACATTCTTACCGCCATCTTGGTTGGCTTAACCCTTTGTGCAGGGTTGTTGGCTTACTTTGACGTTTTGGTCAAATAATTTTAGGCTGCAAGGGTTATCCCTAGCAACCAGGTACTCTCAAAGCAACTAAAATTCTCTCTCAATCAACTTTTAATAGGTGTTAACAATGAAATCATATACACAAAACGAAATCAACGATCTAGCAGAATCTGCCCTTGACGTTGCCTGCTCATTTGTTCAAGAACAATTGAACGTCCAAACAGGAGATTTAGCGGGCTTATTCTTTTCAGGCAAAGCCAAAGAAATGATCCTTGATGTTTTAAAGGATTACATTTCACAAGAGATTCAATTTAACGAATTGCCAACAGAATAATCTTAAATTTTTAATAGGTGTCAAAATGAAATATTACATTGAATATAACAATATCCCAACTCGCCATAATACTAAGCAAACAATTGAAACAGATAGTCCACAGTTATTTGTAAATATGATTGGTGAGAATGAATTGGCATTGACTAATTATGCAAAACGATATCTAAATATCGGCAATTATGGGGCACTCATTTGCCGAATTTATCAAGAGGATTTAAATAAAAATCAGCTAGAAATACTTTTTAAATACCAAGAGCATTTCGGTTCAAGATTACGCAAAATTTTGAACAATTCTCCCAAAGAAATTTTAGTTTAACTTTTTTTTAATAGGTGTCAATATGCGAAATCCATACAAAATGATCCTCCAAAATGAGGGCTTACCTTACAAAACCCTCTTGGGCACTGCATCCACAAAAACAGTGAAAGGGGAAAAGCTTGGGTTTTTAACCGCCATCCTCTACTTAACACCAGACGAGAATCTATGCCCTTTGGCTAGGTTAGCGGGTTGCATGGATGGCTGCCTTTATTCTGCGGGTAGAGGGGCTTTTAATTCGGTTCAAAAGGCTAGACAAGCCAAAACCGATTTTTGGTATAACAACCAAAGGGCATTTTTACTTTCCCTTTGTGCGGATATTTGGCGTTTGCACTATACCTCTGCCAGAAATAATGACCAAAAACTCCTGGTACGTTTGAATGGCACTAGTGACATCCCTTGGGAAAACTTCCCAATTTTGTTTGATGGTGATATTGATGGAATCGGTAGGACGATTTTTCAATTATTTCCCGATGTTCAGTTTTACGATTACACAAAACACCCTTCAAGAAATTTACAGGGCAAAACGTATGGAAATTATGATTTGACCTATTCATTCTCCAACATTACCCCAAAGCCCATTTCAATCAAGGGGCTGACCAACAAAAATAACTCTAGGGTTGCAGTAGTTTTCCAAAAAAAGGAGGATATTCCTTCAAGCTTCCGATCTTGGGAAGTTATTGATGGAGACGACACAGACGTTAGACACATTGAACCCAAAAATGTAGTTGTTGCCCTTTATGCCAAAGGTAAGGCTAAAAAGGATCATTCAGGTTTTGTTCAAATTAAAGGTGTTCATTATGCATAAATTTCAATTGTCAATAGAAAATTCTGAATTTTCAGGCAAAGATAAATCAAAATCTATTTTGAATATTATCAGACACTACAAAGGTGAAATAGATGATATTAATAATTCAACTATTTATTTTGGTTTTCCAAATGAATTGGAACAATTATGCACAAATGCTGCATTAAATGAGATTAGTGTTTGTTCTGATATTTGTTATTATGGGGTTAAAAAATGAAATACTACAAAGCCATATTTGATTCTAGACGTTTTCACTTTGAAGCTTATGCCATTAATGAAACATTAGCTAAAGAACACCTAAAAAAGGGATTAAATAATCACGCTAAAGATTATCAGATGCCCCTTGATTGGTGGCATGAATATGGAGGGGATATTTATGTTGTTGAAATTGAAATCGGTAGACCTGATTTTAATTCATGCTATCGGGACAATCATTTAATACTGGAGAAAAAATGATTTATGCTTGTGTTGCCCTAATCCTCCGAATACTTAGCGGGAAACGCTAAACACCAAAGCCCTCTTAGGAGGGTTTTTTTACGTCTGGCATGGTTGGTATGGACAAGCCCTTAAAAACGCCTAGAAAGGGCTTTTAGACCCTTTGGTGGGCATTTCCTCGCACAATCTTCGGATTGTTTCATTCAGTGCGTCTATTTCATCCATTTTATTGATTGCCCAAGCCCTTCGTTGACCATGCCATCCCATCACTGGGTTTCGGTGGCAATCTACACAAAGGGCAATGCAGGTATATTGCAAGCCCTGTTTGTAATGGTGGGCTTCTGTTGGTGGTGATGCCTGGCAAACTGAACATGGGAGGGATTTAACCCTTGCAAGGTGCAACCTCTCTTTGGCGTTCAGTTTATTGTTCATTGGGTTGCTTTTACTTCCATGCGGGCTGAGTATTGGTTTGTTCTCCAAACCTCAATTCTGGCTTGAGCTGCAGTCATTAGCCATCGGTAATTCTCCTCTTTTTCTACCGCCTCTCTAATGCCCTCCAATATTTCAACATAATCAGCGTGTGCATAAGCATAGGTTTCTTGTTTACCCAAAACCTCAATTCCCGCATTTGCCATTAATTGGGCTTTGCGGGATTTTCTAAACTCCTCCAAGTACATCCGATCCGCTTTTGCTTTTGCATACAAAGGTGCGGTATCGATTAAGTATTGGATGGCTTTGGTTGGTTCGTTCATACATCCTCCAACTTATAGTTGAGTTTGTGATTCTGAAACCGCATAGCTGCCTCAATGTCTAGTTCTTTGAATTGCTCGTCAGAGAATAGCCCAATGACGTTTTTGCCCTCAAACCAAACCTCTTTGATGGACTCGTTATAGGTTGTCTCTCCATCGTTTTCATACTCATAAACGACAGTAACAATCTCGCTACCTGCACCTGTGGTTGTGTCAAATTCCCAAGTTTTTTCCATGATTCACTCCTGTTAAAAATTAAATGTTATTCCTGTTTTGGAATGTTTTGAATAGGGATAAACCCTTAGTCTCCGCAAAAACACGCTATTGCCTCTTCGGTTTTGTCAAACATATCTGTCTGAGACAAAGCATATTTGTGCATTTGGGCATAGCTTGGGCGGTCTTTGCGGAACTTTGCCCCATCCCCAAAGGTTTCAGTTGATTGACTAGCAAGTTCTTCAATGTTCATCCACCATAAAGCCCTTTCGGGTTTTTCTTGGATCAGGGATTGGATTTGATGGGCGGGCTTCAAAAAGCACAAATCACAATTCCCATGCATCGTTACCCCATTGTTGTTTGGCAATTTAAGGTCAAATGCATGATTCCTCCAAAACTCACCAACGTGTTCCTTGGTAATTCCTGCCGCCACAAGTGGGGTTCTGCTTCTCTCAATCTTTGCTGCCCTTCGTTGTTCGTCTGCCCGAATGCCAACCCAATCCATGTTTTCGTTATGCTTCCATCCTAAAGACTTCAAATAATGATGAATAACTCGAATCTTCATGTTGATTGTGCAGAACCTGGCAACAGGGTTTGGCAGATTGAACTTACCATTTTGCTTGATTGAGTCTAAAAAAGGCTCACCATTTCGGCTTGCAGTCTCGTAAGTAACAACCCTGAAACGCTCTTTTGGGGTTTCATGGGCTTTGTACTCAAGCCAATTTATCTTGACACCCCAATTTGTCTCGCAATCATGGACAAACTCCAAAGTCTCCTCGCACTCCTTGCCTGTATTGGCAAAACAAACGATTGCTTCGGGCGGGAGGCTCATGTCGTGAGCCTGTAGGATGCGGTAAAGCATATAAGCCGATGTTCTACCTCCTGAGAAGCTGATGCAAGTTGGCTCAATAATTTCAAATGGGTTGCTCATTCCAAACACTCCTTAACGCAAATATCAACACCTGGCAGACTCGAATAAACCTTGGTAACGTGGATGTTTATGATCTGCGAGTCGTCATGGTAAACAACCCCATTCATGCCATCTTCTACGCTTTTGAGGATATTACTTGCGTCAGGCTTCTTTGTTGGCTTCTCTGACCCGTTATCAATGGCTTCTAACCGCTTTTTGGTGCATGACTTAGGGATTGGCACTCGAATGTAAAGATAAAGGCTAACAGGGGTTTCCAATGGTTCAGAAGCACCCATTGCCTCGATTGCAGAATCCCTGATTAAAGTCTCATAGGTTCTAGTTTTCTCAGGGGTGTAAGTTTGCACAAAGTTTCCCCTCTTGACGTATCTAGCCCTTTGTTTGCCAACAGGGTTAGCGTCTACTTTGAATGTCACCATAAATGTCATTTGATTAAATCCTGAACTTTTTGTATCTTTTGTCCGATCCAATTCATAACAGGGACTGCCATGCTATTGCCTAATGCTTTGTATCTTGGGCCATCAGGGGTTTGCTTACCCTTGGGTTTGATGTTGGTGTAATTGTCTGGAAACCCTTGGAGTCTCTCGCACTCTACACAAGTCAATCTCCTGACTGCAATCTTCTGAGCAACAAAAGTCTGTGCATGATGGGATTGTGGGCTTGGTTGTAGTGCTTTTAATGCATTCGCAACCTCTAGTTCTGTCGCACTAAAGGTGTTTGCCTTTGCGTCTTCTCGGATCGAATAAGCTGACAAATGCTCCATTGATTGCACTATTGCAGGAGGATGAGCTCCTGCCGCCAATGGATGGCATGGATCACCTGATTTTGGATTATTACCATTTTGTGGACTCGTAATTTGAGTTGTATCAAATGGGATTGGTTGGGCAATAAGGTCTGTTGCATCTTTCCAATCTCTAGCCTTCATTGCACTTGCCGTGCCATCGATTTGATATTCACCAAAAGCAGTCATTCTGGCGGCAATAGGTGTTTCTACAAACCATTGATCTTCGCAGTTGAATCCGACACGACTGACTCCAGTGCCGCTTGAAGAGAGGGTGGGAGTGACTTTCCTCGCTTCTCTGCTCGGTTTAGTATGCCCTGACAAGCTCTCCCGCTCAAAAAGAACCGCTGCGGCAGGTCGCCAGTCTCCAAGATATCCGATAACGAACACACGTTTGCGTCTTTGGGCCACTCCGAAGTACTGAGCGTCAAGCACCCTGTATGCGAACCCATACCCGCAGATTGCCAACCCTCCGAGGAAGCTACCAAAGTCCCGTCCATCAGCGGAGGACAAAACGCCGGGGACATTCTCCCAGACCAGCCAACGGGGGCGATATTGTTTAGCAATGGCAAGATAGGTAAGCATGAGGTTACCACGAGGGTCATCCAATCCTTTTCTGAGTCCTGCGACTGAGAATGATTGACAGGGAGTTCCTCCAACGAAAACATCGAAATTTGATTCAATTTGCCACTCCTTAAATTTTGTCATGTCGCCCAAATTGGGGACTGTTGGATAATGATGTTTCAACACTTGGCTCGGAAAAGACTCGATTTCTGAGAATCCAACAGGATTCCAACCTAGAGGATGCCAAGCAACTGTTGCTGCCTCTATCCCACTACATACCGATAAATAGTTCATTCAATTTGTCCATCTTTCATTTGACGCATATAAAACCTGACCCGATCTCTTGCTCCTGATCCATAAACCTTTTCGCAACGCTCAAGCCTGGCACGAACAAAATCGTTATCTCTGTTTGATTGCCAAGTTCGGTATATTTCCCTTGCTTCGGCTTTCTCTAAAACAACTCTGTCTCCTGCATTAGAGATGTTTTTTCTACTGTATGCCATAGGTATATACCCTACTCATCTAAGTCACCAGTTAGGATTAACGCTTCAGTAATGAGACGTACGGGATATGGTACGCCTTCCTTAACTCTGTCTAGCAGTCTCATAGCCTCAAAATAATTCAAGATTTGCTCCTTAATTGAGCCATTGCTTGCCTAATGTGTTCAGGCATAGGAACGGCTTTTTTGTTGTCAGCCTCAATCTTTGCGAGGGCAGGATCAATTTGCACTTCAACTTTGATCCCGAATGATTCAGGAATCTCAGCCCCATCCCATCTTTGTTGGTTCAGATAGACCAAGGGTGCGGGAATAAAAGCACCATCGTCTTTTCTCCAAGCATCGGTTGTTTTCATCCACTCAATGTGTTTGATGACCTGATCTGCACAGGTATCACAGTAAAACTTCTTCCATTTCACTCTACAGGCAGACTTACCGCCTTTTCTGAATGATTTAGGCCAAGTCTCCCAGAATCTCTCAAAGTTATCCATGTTGTTTTCTTTAGACATAGGTTCTCCAAGGGTGGATAGAGGGGTTTCTATCCGACCTTCTCCAAGCATTATGGTATTCATTATTGACTCCTATTGACTTAAATACAAAACGCCCCAAGTGCGCATGACGAGTTAATTCGCTTATACATTTGGCCTTGTTACCACCGTTGTACCAAATGCTTTACCAGTCGCTTAACCAACGCTGGTCGGCAAACAGGGGGTGTTTCCTGATGTCGGTGTTTTCTTCCAAGCCATCCATGCAGATGCACTACTATCGTGTGGAGTACGGAAGCCATGATAGAAATAAAAAAGCCGCTTGCAACTGCCCTCTGGTGGTAGTCTTTCCTAAATTCACTCCTACTGGAACTTAGGAAAGACAGAGAGCATGTGCAAACGGCCTTAACATTGTTACCTACCACAGCAACAACTTTATTGTACACAACTTTTTATTGTGTCAAGAGGTTTTTTTCAAATAAATTGATTATTTGTGATTTCGTTTGTTGGTTTTCTGCCAAACAAACGAACAGCTTGGGCGTTCATAGAAGCATATTCAGACTTAGTGAAGATGCCTTTTGCGTTTCTGATGTCAAACGGGTTTAGCAGATCACGAGGCTCTTCAACCTTCTCAGCCTCAATCATATGCGGCTCTAACGTGTACTGAGAAACCCAAGAACGACCTAGCTTAATTTTCCCAATTTTTAATTTCTTCTTGTAGCTCATCTTGGTGCAACAAGCTGCAATAGATAGTCTGGGTATGCCTGTCAAGTCTTCTATTTGATAGGAAGTAAGTGGGCCGTTTTGTAATGCTCTGATAACTGCTTCTTGGGTCATTGGTAAAGTTCCTGAATGTTGATGGGGCGGTTTATGTGGTTTTCTAGTGTTCTGCAAAGCAAAGCGGTCACTGCGGCATTGAAGTCCTCTGGTTCGGTTACATAAGCATTAGCCATTGTGATTGCGTAATCAAGCAATGTTTCTGCACAAGTTTGTTCAATTTGTTCGATGTTCATGTGAGTAGCCTAGCATGATAAAAAAGTTGCGTAAATACGGGAAAACCCCTATGTAAATTCTGGAATCTGTATGGCACATTAGAGGTGTTGAGCAACTTTAGGGCTTGAAGTCCATCAAGCTAAACAGTTGCAATGCCATCGAAACTTGCGCTCAACACGATAGATTGCATCTAGCGCAAAGCAGGGACGAATTGCAAAAACGGACACTTTTAATAATTTAACAGGACTAAATATGCCGATTCTTAATGGAAAAAAGGTTGTAGACCTAGAAGTAGATGGAGTAGATAGCAGAGACTTCCCAGACTTTGCTGATGCCTATTTTTCAAGTGGATGCTATGAAGATGGAACACCACTAACAGAAGATGAGTTAAACAAACTTACCGATCTGGCGGGTGATGTTCTGTGGACAATGGCTTATGAGAGTTTCCACTAATGAAAACACTATTTCAATTCTTTGTGGAAGAGTTCTCAGACATCCACTACTGCCCTTATTGTTTAGAAATCAAGGGGGATAAAATAGTTTGTTGCCAGGAAGCAGACTTTACTAAGTTCAAGGATTTATATATTGAACAACAAAAAGAAATTATCAATGCTGAATTAGATGAAAATCAAAGGAGTTAATATGTCAATAGAAGCGTTACTGAAAAAAGATGTCAATTCTCATACAGAGAAGAAAAACAACCTGACCTACCTGTCATGGGCTTGGGCATGGGCAGAAGCTCTTAAAGCTGATCCTACCGCCACCTACAAAGTAGAGATGTTTGGCGACAAGTGTTTCATGGACATAAATGGTACGGCAATGGTGTTCGTTACCGCTACCATGTTTGGCAAACCAATGACCTGTCAATTGCCTGTGATGGACTACAGAAACAAGGCCATCCCTACTCCCGATGCGTTTGCGGTAAACACTGCCATCATGCGTTGCATGACAAAGGCTTTGAGTCTGCATGGCTTGGGTCTATACATCTATGCGGGTGAAGATTTACCTGAAGAGGGCAGATCAGTGGTGATTACACCTACTCAAGGCGCACAAGATAATATTCCTCCAGAGGAATTACAGTACTTGCAAGAGATGGCAGTTGAATTGATTGCTACCTGTGAGCAAGGTGATCCAAGGGCAGCTTGGGTTAAGTTAGAGGGAGAGAACCTAGACGATCAACAAAAGATTGCTCTGTGGACACTCCTACCTAGTAAAGTGCGTTCAGCTTTGAAAAAGGCTAAGGAAATTTAATATGGACAATAAACAAAATCAGCGGGATAACAGTGGTGTACTTTTCAAATCCGACAAAATTGAAAACGAAAGGTCGCCTCAGTACAAAGGAAATATTACAGTAGATGGCAAAGACTACTGGATTTCTGCTTGGATCAAAGAAGGAAAGTCAGGCAAGTTTATGGGCTTGGCAGTATCTCCTAAAGAAGAATACAAACCAAAGCCTTCTGAGCGTTCTAAAACAACAGGGTTTGATGACGAAACAATGCCCTTTTGAGTTAATATAAACCCGAGGGGAGAGCTGTGCAAAGGATTTTCCTAGCTTGCAGACGAGCAGTTTTCCCCTCACCCAATAGGAGTTAATAATGACATTAGATAAAACATGGTTTGGTGGTGCAGTAGAGAAATTCTTTGGCTCACCAGCATTTAAGTTGGTACGCAAAGAAGACCCTACAACGAGCCATCAGGCGGCTCAAGCAGTTGATAGCACCAAGCTAGAACAAATGGTCTATGAGGCCATTAAGAGCCATCCAGACGGGTGTATATCAGACGAGATACTAGAGATGTATCCAAACTACCCATATTCCTCTATAACAGCAAGGTATCGTGCTTTGTTAGACAAGGATTTAATTGAAGTAACGGGTGTCAAACGTGGCAAGTTTGGCAGAAATCAACGAATTATGAAATGTAAACAATGATAGAAAAACCACCTTATTCCAAGATTAGTTATCCATCTGTGCCAAACAAGGATTTTAAATGGTCTTCAGGTTCAGACGTTCAAGCTATTTGGAGAAAACATGGATGGACTCCACCCTCTGAGAATATGCTGCCACCCCCTCCTGAGAAGTATCAAGAGCCTTTGCGGAGAGTGCGGTAGTTACTTAGCCAACAGATAAAGCCCCACATTGCTAAAGGCGTACCCTGCGTACACAATAGCCATGTGTGGGTTATCCTTCCAAAGCTGTTCACCAGCAATGTAGGCGTAGATTGCCCCTGTCAAGATGATTAGCCAAGCACTCAAAATGCACCTACATCAATTACTTCGCCTCTAAACTCAATCTGATTCTCATCAAATTTATGGACGAGTTCAGGCCATAAAAGCTGACCATTGAAGAAGTTTAACACCGCAAAGCCACTTCTGTGATTAGCAGGGTTTATCTCAGCATAAGTAAATTGTGGGCCATCTGTCTCAGCCAAAGTGCCTGTATCTACCCCAAAACGATTGCCGTTATAGTCAGCAAATGGCGTGACCTTTAAGGAATGTAGATGACCCGTCACAATACTAACACCCGCATTGATAGTGTTGTTGTGAGTGGCATGAACACCACCCTTGTATCGGTGTTTGATAATACATTGTTCGGTAGGCCACACTGCCCAACAAAACTCCCAATCTAGGAAGTGGTCTGTCAGTTTAAAGCCAATAACATCTTTAAACTGTGGTGCGTGTTGCGCTAATCTGTTGCCAAACCTAACATCGTGATTGCCCCATGTAAACAGGAGCTTTACATTATGTCGGACAGACTTTGCAATCTCCTCTATTTCGTTAAGCGCACCCTGACAAGCCTTTAGTTCTTGGATAACAGTAGTCGCTGGTTGTTCAGTTACGTCATGGCGTGATATAGACGCACCATCAAACGCATCCCCGTTACAGATGATAGCTTTGGGCTTGAACTCTTGGATAGCCCATAGAAGCCCTTTAAATGCTGTTGTTCGTTGACCAGGTATGAAGTGAGCATCTGAGAAGACTATGACAGTCCCATCTAGGATGCCAAGTTCTACTTGCTTTAAAGGAGAGAAAGACTTGGGTCTGTTTTTGTTATACAAATCCCCCCTATGGTCTTTGGCATTGAGGGTCATGTTGTATTCTTTTTCAATCCACCTTCTGCGTAAATGGACTGCCCTGTTATTTATACCAAGGTGTTCTGCCATTCTTTGTGCAGATTGAAGTTGACCCCATAGTTGGATAAACTCCATGTCGGTACAGGTTTCGTTATGAGCGCCCATTGGTATCCTTAGACAGTAACTTTTCTAAAAGGTTAATGACTCTATGCTCTTGCATTTCCACTTCATCTTGAGATGATTTAGGGTCTTGCGCCACAGTCATTAAATCGTGCAGAAACACATGAAGCAACTCATGTAAAGCAGTCTGATCCAGAGACTCTGGCGTGATCTTCTCAGCACCAAAATCACCTAGTCTGTAAGTAGCCAATCGAGCAGAAGCATTAAACTCAACAGAAGCCATAGCAGCCTTTGCTGGTTTACTTCCTTTTTCAATTCTCCAATCACCCAGACTAAGCACTTGCTGCCATTTTCTGACACTTTGTGCGAACAGTTTTGCATCTTCTGGTGTAGGAATGTTAGGCATTTCAACACCTTATACAGTATTTATGACAATTTAATTTAAGAAGCAAGCACAAGTAAGGCGTGATCTATGTGCTTTATGCGGTCTTCTAGCCCTATAAACCCACCATTTATCTTCTTTGTTAAAGTTTTGTAATCTTTGGAATCAGCATATTGATTCAGTTTGTGGGTGTCCCAAAACCATCCTGCCGTGAGTGCCGCATACATTGGAGTAGCCACCAACTCAGGTTGCATTACAAAATCTACCCCTAGAGCCTGACCTGCATGGAAGTAGTTTGCATGGCCTGTCAATTGGATACATCCTCGGCCTCGGAAACGATACCCATCACCAGAAGCCTCATCCCTGTTGCCCATTCGATTAGAGTAAACAGTATTGGCAATCAACTTAGGATTACGAGCGCACATCTGAGCCTTGGCAGCATCAAACCTTTTAGGCCATAACTTCTGCAAAGCCTCTGCACGATAGTTCAAATTCTCTTCAAGAATCCTAAAGTTCCCACATTCATGCCCACATTGACCAATGAAAGCCGCTTTTCTAAGTGGATTCATAATGTCAAAACGCTCAAAAGTGGCATTCAGGGCATCTACCCACTCCGCACCAATGTGAAGTTGTTTAAGTTGTTCAGCGTTTATCATTCAACAGGTCTCTCATCTGGTTATACGAGTCTACGCAAGCGTTCAAAGCGACAGTATTCTTATCCCCTTGGGCGACTATTTCTGCGATGGCATCGATGGTTGCTCTTTCGGCATCAGAAGGTTCATTAGTCTGTCTGTCAGATTGGCTGGTTGCTTTTGAATCTGTGGAGGTAATGGAGGCACTTGTGGGGGTTTGTAAGTTACTTGAGGGACAGAGCCGCAACTTGCCAGCACGATTGGCAACAGCAAGAGCAGTAGTTTTTTTGTTGATAGCATCATTGGCTTCCTGTAGTTTGGCAGATTGTTGAGAAAGTTTTTCAGTCATGTTTTGCTCGATCTGACGAGCTTCATCATTCTTTTTGGCAATGGCTATCTTCATGTCGCCATCACGTTCTAGCCATCCATAGTGGTGTCCTACTTGGTATGTACCAAAGAGAGATACCAAAGCACCCACAATAAGCCACGGGAGAGGGATAGGAAACATTATTCAGCCTCTTTTCTTGCTTGAGCTAATTCTTCACGCTCTTGGTCATCTTCTAGGTGGTCAGGGGGCGTAGTTGGAGGAGGGCCAGGTGTCCAAGATTCATCCAACTCAGGGTTTTTCCAAACAGGCATTGCACCAAATGGTTGACTAGGCAAACCATACGCAGATTGCGGAGGGGCATAGGACGAGTTAAAACCGCCCATAGAGCCTCCATAACCCATTGGTTGACACATTGGTTGCGTTGGAGGATTAAACGCTCTAGCGGCACTAGACATAGCCCTTTTTCCAATAACTCCACCGATACCACCCACGATCAAAAGAACAATGTCGTTCAGCATCTTGGTATAGGCTTGGTCAATCGGGGCCATGCTTTTGATAGGCTGAGTCACAAATGTGACCGAGTAGAGCAAAGCAGCAACAATAAACATGAGGATAAGTGTGACTGCAATCACAACAAACCCCCAAATTCTTACCTCAATCTCTTCAGTTGTTAGGTTTAACTTCGTCAATCTTTTTCTCCAAAATTGGTGCTACTAAATACTCAGGGCAAGTCTGAGTGAATTGGCATCTAGGTTTTTGACAAGGTTCAGCATGGAAATTGTCTGGGTTTTGGCAGAAATAGCGATATTTCTCATCACAACCATGTAGCATAAAAGCTACAAATACAAGTAAGTACTTCATTTACCAAGACCAACCTTTCCAAGTAGAAGATTGACAATTCTGTCAGACAGATCATCAGGAAGGAACTTCAGAAAACCTAAGAAATACAAAGCCACGCACCCGTAAACGAATATCTTGAGGCACATATCAAAGGTCTTCTGATACTCATTCACCGACCACACCTTCTTGTTGCTTCACAGAATGTCATCAACTCATTGACACCAACAAAGACTAAAAACAAAACAAAGAATATTCCACCGATTGCTAAACCAATCTCTAGTTGTTCTTGCTCTTTCTGCTTGGCTTCTTTCTCTGCCTTTTTTAATGCGCTTATCTCTTTGGCATCTGCCAAGTCCATCTCTGCTTGACGGGCTTTAATCTTGTTCCAGACATCAATCTTGCCTGTCTGCATGAAGAGCATCTTTAACTCTTCCTCAAACGCTCTGGCTTGCTCTAGTGCCATCTCAATCTGGAGGGCAGTCCCCATGTTTGAGCCTTTGCCAGACTGTTTAGCCTGAAGCATGGCTTTTGTAGCTACACTTTTTGCGTCAAATAATTTCCCAATCATTGGCGCAAGTGAGCCTAGGTCATTGGCAACATTAGCTGCCTTCTTGACCATGCTGATTGCTGACTGTATGCCAGCTAGAGCTGTGATCGGATCAATCATTTCTTTCTCTCCCACTTAATGCAAACAACCCTTCGGTTGTAAACATCACCAGTCCAAGTCCACTTAATACATCGGTACTCTATGGTTGCCGCCAAGAGAAAGGCGATCACGGAAATGCCCAGATAACAATATAACTACAATAAATGACAAAACTACTAAACAAGACTGCCGCAACAAGTGCTTCAGCCCACTCTCTCATTGCTGTGGAGGGTTCATCATGGTGCTTAACAGACCACGAGTGAAATAAGATGGTTGTTGACCAGGTGTTGTGCCTGTTAACAAACCACTCATTGCTTTTTCAGCAGATTGTCTACGCATCATTGCTTGCAACTTATCTGCGCCATAACCTGCGGCAGCAATTGGGATTGAATACTTCAAAGTCTCTGGACTACCGACACCAAAACCAACTGCACCACCAGTAATCAATTGACTACGTTGTGGATTGAATTTAGCCATTAGAGTCAACAATGGGTCTAAAGAGCTTCCTTTTGCAACTGCTTTGATGGCATTTTGCTCATCTTTACTAAACAAATTCATCTTGTTTTTGTTGGCAGCAAGACCAATAAACCCTTGGCGAATCAACTCACTTTCGGATGCGCTTGGATTCAAGGCTTTGGTTTCTGCAACATTTAAGATGTTATCGAGGGTAGAAGCACGACTTGCATTTCTAAAGTCTTTACGGGCTTCCATGATTGTCTTAACAGCAACATCAATTCCACTAGCACCAGACACCACATCTTTAGGAGACAAGGTAGCAACGTGGTCATCAATACTATCAACCATTTCACTTGCAAGTCTACGAATGTTCTTATCTGGATTGCCTTTTAGATTGTTTGCCAATCTACGCATCTGCTCAACATTATCAAAAGTAATGTTTCCACGCTGAAGGATGCTTTCGTACTTGTTCAAAATGTTTGCAACAGGTGCGGCATTCTCTGGGATGTAATCAACAGCGTCTAAACGAGCTTTTACTTTGTCAACAAGGCTTGTAGCATTCTTGCCAGATATTTCAATCCCTTGTTCACTTACTTTTGTGTAAGCACGAGTAGCCTTTTGCTGAACATCAGCCATCGTAGTTGTTGGTTGTTTGCCTGTAGCAAGCCGACCTGCAAAGTCACCAGTAGCTTTGCCAACAGCACCAGAAACGCCCAGAGCAGCAATCGTAGCCGCCATATCGCTACCAGTTATTTCTTTGGTTATCTCTGCTACAGGTTGTGCAACCATAGGAGCAACAGTAGCAGCAGGAAGTTGACGAACTAAATCAGCACCAAAGATAGATTTGGGAGCAGCAGCCGCCATTCCACCTGCTGAAGTTAATGCTTGCATACCAACTTGAGCCGCCCGTTCAGCACCAGTTTCAGGCTCAGGAACACCCAATTGAGTCAAACCTTTGCTTTGCTCTTTAGACAAATAAGGCATTCTCTTTTCTGATCCAACAATATTTGCACCAACATTGACTGCACCACTTAAAAAATCAGTAACGATATTTGCTGGCGCAGAAACACCAGTAACTACAGCACGAGTAGCCAAACCAAGTTGTCGTCTGAGTAAATCACCAAGACCTTGCTCTTTGGGAGCTTGAGCAGTAGGTGGAGTTGCAGGCTGGGCAGAAGGTTGTCCCTCTGCCTCACCTAAACTGGCCTTAATCTTTGCTAAAGCGGCCTCATTTGATAAGCCATCAGGCAATTCATAGGATGCGCCTTTGTATTCATAAACAGTCGCCATGATGCTTACCTTTAGTCTAGTTTAATAGGGTTTTGTGCAGTACCGACCGCAGGGCCGTAGTAAGGGTCTACACCCTGTGATTTACGTCTGCTGTCAATGCGTTTCTGAGCATTCTCTTTAGCCTTTGCAGTAGATTTAGAGAAGTTACTGAGAGCCTCAAGTGTTGTCTTTGTATCATTTCCACCAAATGCCGCAATAAGTTCATTGGCAAAACGCAAAACGTCTTTGTCTGTTTGAACACCTTTAGCCGCATCTGTCTTCAAGTTAGTAGCCTCTTGAACAGCACGTTGCAAGGCCGCATAGTTTCGGCTCTCAACACTAGAGTTACCAGCCGCATTCTGTGCTTGATAGCGTAGATTGTTTACAGGGCCGAGTTCCAAAGGTGGTTTACCCGTCCTAGGATCGGGGGTTAGTGTTGCAATAGCGGGTGCTAATGAAGTTTCACGAGCAGTTAATGAGTCAACCAATTCAAGTTCTTTGTCTTCCTCTTTTTGCAAAGAAGGAGCAAGAACTTTCGGGCCTTTTAAATTATTTGCAAACTCTTTTAAATCTTTTGCAGAATCAATTCTTATTTGAGCAATTTCTTTTGCGGAATCAACCCGCATTCGAGCAATTTCTTTAGCGGTAGCACCCGCTGTAGCAGCCGCCTCAATCTTTGCATCAGCCAAAACTTTAGCTCTTTCTAGAGCAGCATCAGCCGCAGTTTTAGCCGCCTCAATCTTAGCTTGATTGGCCGCATCTGATGCCGCAGTTCTAGCTAGTGTGGCTTCTGTTCTGCTTGCAGATGCTGTTAAAGCCGCAATAACTTTGTCTGGAGAACCATACTTAGTTAAAACAGCAAGAATGTCATCTTGTGTGGCTGTAGTAGGAAGTTTAGCCAATTCAGCACGTAAATCTTCTTCTTGTTTAATAGACAATTGAGTCTTAGCCGCTTGAGCCAAAGATGCTGTTTCTGCTGCCCGTCTTTGTTGTGTTTGAGCCATCTCGCTCTGTGCTTGACGAGCATATTGAGCCAAAGCCAAAGCACCTTGTTGGTCGCCAGCTTGTGCCAACATCTGAGCACCTTGCAAGATTGATTCAGGATTACTCTGATCTATCTGTTGAGCAATAGCATTGCGAGTGCTAATCATCTTCAATTGTGGGTCTTCAATACCCAAAGCACCACCAATGGCAGTACCAAGACCTCTAGCACCGCCATAAGTTAGTGCCGCACCACGAGATGCGGGGTCTAGTTGAGCAAGGGTAATACCTTCTTGCAAAGCACTTCTACGTTGTTGCTCACCATACATATCTGGTGTTAGTCCAAACAAACCTGCCACAATATTTTCTGCCATGATGATTCCTTAACCAAATAAGCTATATATAGCGTTGCCAGCGGCAGTACCAAATGCGGGAGAAGAACCCAAACCGCCTAATAATGTTGAATAGGGGTTAGTAGTTGCGGCTCTACCTGTCGCTAAAGCAACGCTTTGTTCTGCACCACGAAGTCCTAATTGACCAACATTAGCACCCGCTTGAGCCGCTTGTTGACCAAGAGCCGCACCCATTGTCAAAGGTTGTTGTGCCGCACTTTCAAGTCCTGTAACTTGCCCCATAGCAGTTGTGTAAGGTGCGTAAGCGGCTTGTTGACCACCATAGTATTGACCCATAGCTTGAGAACCTTGATTCAATAGACCTGCACCAAACAAGACGTTTTGCTGACCATACTGTTGAGCATTAGCCGCCAGTTGAGCTTCTTGTTGCGCTCTGGCGTTATACAGAGCCTGTAGTTCAGGTGTTGTAGCACCCATAGTACCGCCTTGAGCAACCGCCAAACCACCACGACCTTGTTGTTGGAGTCTGTTTTGCAGATTAGCAAGTTCAGTTTCCCTGCCTGGTTGCAACAAAGCCATCTGACTCTTTAGGTAATTTGCTGCAACTGCTTCAGGAGATTGAGCCAAATACTGATTACCAAGACCAAACAAACTTTGTGCGCCTGTTTGCAAAGGAGCAAACTTTGCTTGTGCGCCTTCTGCTTGGACTAAACCAGACTCAGCTAACCTAACAAATCGGTCTTGAGCATTCTTAGCTTCGGGACTTAGTGTGTATCCTGCGCTAGTCAATTGACCTGTAACTGGATCAACCGCAAACTGCGAAGAGCCAAACCGAGTAGTCATTCCAACAGGTCTAAACTGAGCAGCTGCTTTAGCCGCAGCAGTCTCTCTGTCAATCATGGCTTGCGCTTTTTGAGCCGCTTCTTTAGATGTTTGTTGTTGGAGAAGACCTGCACCAGTAGTTAAACCACCAGATAGTAAAGCACCAAGTTGAGCCGCTGTAAGACCACCAAGACCTGTTCCTGCCGCTGTTCCAAGTGCTGTACCTAAACCAGTGCCTACGCCTGTACCAACGCCTGCCAAGGTAGTCCCTAAACCAGTTCCAACACCTGTTCCTACACCTGCAAGAGTAGTACCTAAACCCGAACCAGTAAGAACACCAGTTCCTAATCCTGTACCAACTCCAGTACCTAATAAAGTAGTTCCAAGACCAGAACCCGCTAAAACACCAGTTCCTGTTAATCCTGTACCTGCTGTAATTCCTGCGCCTGTTCCTGCCGCACCAAGACCTGCGCCAGTAGTAGTAAGTCCCGTTCCGACACCAGTACCAAGACCCGCTACAGTAGTTCCACCACCTAAACCACCTGCACCAGCCGCTGTAATTCCTGTACCAGTACCCATTCCTGCGACAACACCCTCAGTAGCCAATCCACCCGTCAAAGCACCTGTACCACTACCACCTGTTAGGTTTGTCAATGTACCTGTCAAAGCACCAGTAGTTAAAGAGTTAGCAAGAGCAGTTGCACCCGCAGTACCACCCGCACCACCTAAAGCTAAATCAAGTTGAGCCAACTCAGCCATTGTTAAGCCAGTTGAGCCAACAGTAGCCGCACCTGCTCCACCACCAAGACCCGCCAAAGCAGCACCACCAAAAAGTAACCCAGCACCTGCTAAAAACTCACCAAACCCACTCTCAACCTTCTGTTGTGTACCAGTACGCTCAAGTTCACCAGTTGGTGTGTATTGGTTATAACCACCACCAGCCTGATTTTCTCCAACTCTGTAAGTCAGAACATTCTCAATACCACCAATTTGTTCGCTGTCACCTGATCCAGTTACTTGATAAACAGGTTGAACAATGGTGTCACCAAGGGTTACTGTTTGACCCTGAGGAACAGTAGCCGCCACACGAGCCGCAACTGCACCCTCATCTAACCCAACAGCTTGAGCCATCTGAGCAGGAGAGACTCCATAGGTCTCCATAGCCGTGACGATCTGGGCATCAGTCAAGTCTGGATTAGTAAGCAGAAAATCTACAATTTGTGCGCTAGTTACAGCCATGATTGCTCCTTATTGTGGCTCAACAGGCCAAGTAATAGTCCAAGGGAAACCACTCTGCAAAGGAACATCTCTCAATGCTTGGCAGTAGTCTTTCCACTCTTGTGATGGAGTCATATCGCTACGAAATCTCCAATCAGTTTCTGTTAGTTTATCATCACGGGTCTGACGAACACTCTTAGCTTGTTCAGCATCCTTCTGAGCCTTATAAGCAGTCTCATGCTGGGTAGCAGATGTGACATTGCCAGTATCATCTGTAGTATCTACAAAGACAGGGCCAAGCACATACTTTGTGTACCACTTGCCATCAATCTGCTCGATACCAGAGGCTTGAGAGTATTGGTAAACAGTACCACCAGTAGCTTGTGGGC